GTTCTATCAGCACCAAAACGTGCTACATCACAACTTATGTATTTATCACCTTCAACTCCTTGTTGACTAAACATATTTAAGATTGCATCATATTGTATTAGACTATCATTAGTTGCATCATATTCCCAATTACCAAATAAAAGTCTTTGTTTGCTTAACTCATCAAGTTCAGATAGTTGTTTTTCATAATGCTTTGATATATAGGCATTGTCACCAACTAAACTTTGTATAAACTTTCTATAAGGCTTAATAGTGCCATCTTTAGCAGGTCTGTAGTACTCAGTATAAACCCAGTTCTTTGCAGGGTTACAAGTCATTAGCATTTTAGGTATTAAGTTGTTTTCATCTAGCTTGTATCTTAATCTTGATGCAACAACATTCTTTGCTTTTTCTGTTATTTGATTTGCCTCATCAATAAAAGCACCTGTTATTTCTAAAGACCCTAAGCTATCAAAGTTTCTGTCAGATGGATATAAAAATAAGTCTTTAAGTATTATCTCTGAGCCATTAAAAAAGGTTATAACATTGCTTGAACCATTAAAGGTGTAGTCCTCAATAGCTTTTAGATTCCAGGCTGTACAAACTTCAAAGAAAGTATTTAGTGTTGTCTTTTTTAAAGCATCTAGCTTTGACCTTCCCATTAAGTATCTTGTACGTGGGTACTCAATACACATTAAGATTAAATAACTTACACCAACCCAAGACTTACCACCACCTGCTGCACCTCCAAACAATACTTCTGTTGTCTTATTGTCAAGCAAGTATTTTAAACACTCTTTTTGAGTCTTAGTAAATTCAGGATTAATCTCCAAGATTTATATTGATTTTTATCTTATCATCTTTTGATGTCAAGTCTACTTTGTTTGTTTCATTCCAGCCTAATTGAGTTTTAGCAGCATGTATAACAACTGAAGGCACTTTGTCTTTTACACATTCATAATATTTAGACTTTATAAAATCTTTCTGTATGTTTTCAATCTGTTCTACTTTAGCTGCAAACTCTTCATCTTCTTTAAGCCATTTGTAAAAGTTAGTCCTTGACAGGTCTGTTGCTTTTAGTGCTGTAGTAATTACTCCTAGACTTGACTCTAATGCTTTTAACATTCTTTCTTTGTTGATTTGTGTTCTATTTTGTTCCATTTTCTCTTATTGGTTCGTTAGTAAAAGGCACATCTTCAGGGTAACAATCCCAAGCTATATTATTTCTTTTTCCTTTTATTATTTTAGGTGATAAGTTTTTGTGGTTTATTTTATGATGCAATCTTCCTCCATTTCTTTTTTGCTTTTCAGCATGACACAAACTTGGAAATTGTATTGGTATAATTAAGGATTTGTTCAACAGTTTACATTCATGATACAATTCAGTCAATCCACCACTAGCTTTTGCAGACACTGTTTGTTTTAATACCAATCCACTTGCAAGGCTTCCTGTAAAATACCCTTCATTCATCACCCCTACAAACTGACTTGTGTCATTATCTTGAACACCCCTCTCACCCCTATATATATAAGCAGGGTTAATAAATGTTGTGTTCATTACTTTGTTTCTTAATATGTTTTTATTGGTTCTTGCAAACATATCCCCTGTTTGACTTAATCCAAACATCCCAACCTTGTGTTTCTTCATAAAGTCTTTAACTCCATAAAATACTGCATTTATTTCATCCATATCTGCAATTCTATTATACACCCCAAATGGTCTTATCTCAAATCCTGTTGTGTCATCATCCATCACCACATAAAAATCTAATTTTAATTCTTTGGCAAACTCATAAAACATATTCCTTGCCTGACCTGCTGACCTTCTTGACTTAGACGCCCTGTGAACATAATCAAATCTTTCCCTTGCTTCTTTCATGCAAAAAACATATAAGTTGCATCCCAACTTTCTTGTGCTTTCTTTATATTCCAAATAATCATCTGCTTCATCATCAATAAAGACATGAATCTTTTTTGCATCATATCCTTTCCTTATAAAAAACTTTGCTGTCTTTATATTGTCATGCCTGTGATAACTTGGAATTAAAATATCAAGCATAATCTTCTTGTGTTAATCCTAATAATTTAATTAAGTCATCTTCTATAAATCCATTCACCCCATCATCTGTCAATACAAGTCTAAGTCTTTCTATTGCCTTCTGTTCTTCTTCACTTGCATTATATTGATAATAGTTTGCAACCCTTTCAAAATCTATTTTAATAAATCTATATGCAAAAAGCTTTAATGTTTCTTTTTGTTGTTTAGTTAAGTTGTAATCATTAAGTGCTTTTATCTTTTCATTGTATTTTTTTAAATTAACACAATCTTTTAGTTTAATGTATGGCTCATTTTCAGGTTCATAATATAATGGATTGTATTCTAACTCTGAAAGCAGCTCTGTGTTTTTTATTGTAGGAATTGAAACCCCCCAATCTTCAAGGTCTTGTATATCCCATTCATTAGCTAACATATCCCATTCCCATTCACCAAACCCTACATTGTCTTTAACTATAAATTCTTGCTTTTGTTCTTCACTAAGACCTTCAGCTACTTCAATCCACACTTCTTTTAGTCCTGCATCTTTACTAGCTTTTAATCTCATGTTACCTCCAAGCACTATCATATCCTCATCAACAACAATAGGTCTTAGCTTTAACATCTCAGGAAACTCTTGAATAGACTTGACTAGTTTTTTAAACTTATCGTTTTTAATTATTCTTGGATTTTTAGGATTTTCCTTAACCTTACTTATCTTAACTTGTTGCTTCATAGTATATAATAGAATTTATTTGATTTTATTTATAAGGATCATTGACACCTCTTTCACCTACTAGCTTTTCTTTTGCCCCTTCCCATAACTTGTCATGTCTTTTTTTTTTACTTAATGATGCTTCTGTTCTTTTAAGACTAGGCATACCTTCAAGAGGTTGAGAATCCATGTATTTGCCACAACTACACATGACATCAGCAACCCAGTTTTTATCTCTATAGACTATCTTAGCTTTAGAGACTTCTTTAGTTTCTTTTTTACATTCACAGGCGTATAGTGTCATGTTGCTAGTCCTCCAGTTTTTGTTTTGCTTTTACGAAGTATCTTTTCAATTTCAAATTGTAAATGGTTAATCGCTTTTTGTATGTCTTGCTCAGTTGGGTTTCCTTCTTTCTTTCCTGATCTTAATAAGTAAGAACAAGCTGTGCCTACATTATAGGTTAAATCAAAATCATCTATTATATCTTTAGCTGAATATCCATAAAGTTTGCCAGTATAGTAGTGTGGCTGTGGGTTTTTTTTATAATCTTTAGTCATTTTTATATTTTTCATATAGTTTTTTAATACCATCAAAACAAGTAGACAAACAAGAACCACAATTAGTCCTTGTAGAATAATTAGTATTGTATATTGTATTGTACGTCTCTATCATTCGCTTTTTTGCTTTTTGGTTTTTTGCTCTACCTGTTTTTAAATCTTCCCACATATTTAATATTTCATGTATTATTTCTTTAGGCAAGTCATCAGGTATTTCTATCTTTGTTGTTTTCTGCCATTTCTTTTGGCTACACCCCATCGGTGCTAAACGAGCCTTGATTTTCATAAAACAGCCGCAATCCTTACATGTGCCTGTTGGTTTAAAATAAAAAATACAACTTTTGCATATTGCTATTCTATCCTCATAAACATCATTAGGCACAAAGAATTTATTCATCCTTTACTGAGTAATATGGTTGCCTCCAGTCTGGGTGTTTAAAACCAAAATGCATGAAAAAAGTGTCGTGTGTTTTTGGGTTATACATCTTCATTTAATTTTTTTTTAATTATTGTTCTTACTTTGTCTATTGTTGTAAATAAGCTATTCCTACTTATTTTTGTTTTTTCTGCTAATGAGTTGTAAGTATTTTTATCATAATAATACAGCTTAAATAATTCACGATCATACCATTTTAATTTATCAAGCTCTACATCGATTAATTCTAATTGATGCAAAGTTTTTGTGTGATCAAAATCTTCATTTTCATTAGCAATATTGTATAAATTTTTATGTGAAATGACAAAATCTGATTCATAAGTAATGTTGCTTGATGATGAATCAATATGATTATAATACTTATCTATTTTGTAATAAAAATTGCTTCTCTTGCTGGTCAAAGATCTTCTTAAAGCAACTGCGCCATATTTTAAAATTCCTTTAATACCATCATTAGTATATATTTTTTTTATAACTTCTGGGTTTGCTTGTAAAAAATAAAGCATTAATTCTTGTACAGCTTCATTTACTCTATTCTCATCTGTTGTTATACCATAAGCCATAGTCCTAAACTTTTCTGTTAGCTTTGATATTTCAACATAAATATCAGTCATTATCTGGTTCTAAAGAATCTAATTTTGTAACCGTCTCAGTCAACATTTGTTCAAGTACTACCTTATAAGCCCTTACAACTGCTGAGTTTGACTTTGTTTCTATTCCTGCATAAAAACCACTAGTTGCAACCGATAGGTTTATTGGTAGTATTACAATCCAATCATAGAAATTGTTTTCTCTAACGCCCTCGCCATATCCGTTAGAATATTCTACTATTAAATCAATTACTTCTAAATAATTTTTATATCTTGCTTTTGATGAAACTTCTTCTGTAAACTGTTTGCACATTGTAATATAAGTCTCAACAATCATTTTGTGTTCTTCACTTGAATAGATTGGCGTGTGCATACGGCAAAATTAAAATAAAAGTCTATTCAATTCCCTTTTCTTTTTTTAAGTTTTTAACAGCCTCTTTGTAATAACTTATTTTATCTTCATAATCTAACCTAGAAATCTTATGAATTTGTTTTGCTTTAAATTGCATCTCTTGTGCAGTCCCCTCACCATATTTAGCATCTAAGGCTAAAGCAAACTTGTATTGTTCGCCCTGTTTAAACATATTACATCCAACGCATTGAGGTTGACAATTTATTTCATCGAATCTAGTAGATAAAAAGCCTCTTGATTGAAAGTGACCATTTTGCATCCCTAATTTATAATGCTTAACACATCCGCAAGTTATGCATTGTACCGCACCTTCATCTGTTGCTTCCCTTAAACGAATGAATAAGCTAAAGTATTTGTCAAGTTCTTTTTTTAATCTACTAATTGATTTAGTAGCCATTTTAATCAATTATAGAATATTTGCTAAATGATACAGGTTCATTATATCTATTTTTACTGCTTACAAATTCACTTTTTATATTGTAGCCTTCATCTCTTAATTCACAAACTCTTGATGATAATCTCATAATTCCATATTCATTCATTGCCTCTCTTGATGTGATTGCTCCTTTGTCATTTAAATGTCTAATGATTCTTTGTTTTTGTGTTAATGTTTTCATTCTTTCAATTTATAGTTTAAATGCAGCACTATTGCTACAATTATTACCCAGCCTATCATTTTAGTAGTTTTGGTTCTGGTCTGTAATGTAAAACTTGTTTTGGGTCTTCTCCTTGATCAACTAATGATCTTGCATACCAAATTAATTCTTGATGTTGTTTTAACCATTTTATATAAACAGGTACAGTTAAATGTATAAAATCACCTTTTATTGGACTTCTTACACCTAATCTAAAAGCATTTATAGCATCTTCAAAATAAAAATTTTTATACATTCTATATAAATCATATGCTAAACTATCTGCCATATTTTCAATTGACTCTACCTCTGTATTATGTTGACCTATTTCAACATAGGTTCTAGTTAATAAATCAACACAAGACAATAATAAGTCTTTTTTTGACATTGTTTTAATTAATATCATTAAATCTTTTTTTAATTTTTTCTTTTACATTCATATTTTTTTGCAGGTGTTGATGTATTTTGCTCATTGTAGGTTTTTTTGTTTCTCTACGTTCCCAAGTACGAACACATGCCTTCCAGTCTTTCATTTTATTTTTACCAATTTTCCAATCTTTACTTTCATAAAAATCATAAAAGGCTTCTGCATCTATACTATTCTTTCTTAAATTACAATAATTTATAATATCATCAATAAATGGTTTTTTAAAGAAAGCCTTTTTATTACTATCTGTAAGATTATTATTAGTATATGCTTTAGCATTAATATTATCTGTTAACTTTTCTTTACAAGGTATGTTAACTAAAGTTATCACCCTTGTTTCTATTTCTTTACTACCTTGTTTATATATATTAACACGCTTTATATATTTATTATCTTCTAATATTTTTAACCATTTTTGTATAGAAACCCTACTGACTTCATATAGCTTACAAAAATATTCTGTTGAAGCGGTACACTTTCCATTCATATTACATAATGCTGTAATTTCAGCATAAAGAAGTTTTGAGTTTGGTGTAAGTTTTTTACTGTATCTTACTTCAGCAGGAATAATAGCATAGTAGTTAGGTTTATTCATTATAATATTTTAATTGCAAAATGATAATTTTTGAGTGCTAAGTTAACATTTTCAATTTGATTAGAAAAATCAAAATATGTAGTATGTATAATACACTTAGCATTCCCACTTTTAACCTGTAGCTTTACATCTGATTTTCTTGACTCATTAACCTTGTTTTGTAATAAATAGTTTTTCATGTGTTTACTAGATAAAAATATTTCTTTTTCATTATCAATATCTTTATACTTTTTATATATTTTTATAAAATTATTTCTATAAATAATACAATGTATAAAATTTTTTTTATGAGTTTTTTCATAATGATATGTTAATGATCTATCCCTATTTAAAACATCAGCGATAACATATCTGTTTATGTTTTCTTCAGTCAAACCAATATAAGCAGCAATTGATCTTGATGACTGCAACTGTCTTTTTCGACTCTTAGTAGACAAAGAGCCAGTAGGCAACCCCATTACTTTTGTAGTGAGGTTGCAAATAGCTTTAAAATTTAACTCTTCTGTCATCTTAAAATGGCATATCATTATCATCAGAAGTAGCAAAACCCTCATTGCTTTCTGAATTTTTATTATTCCAACGCCAAGCATTTACACTTGTAAAATATTTTCCATTAAACTCATTGCTTTTTATATTAACAGAAACTTCAACTGTATCACCTACAGTAAGACCATTTAACTTTTTTAGTGATTCATCACCAAAAGATGTAATGCAAACATCAGTTTCAAATTTATCAAACTGCTTTAAAATAACATCCTGCTTTTTCCATTCTTTACCTGCTTTTGATATACCTGTTTCTAGCGGTAAAATGTGACTTATTTTTCCTTTAATTTCCATTATTTCTTTTTCTTTATATTAGACTTTGTTTTAACCTCTTCAAGATTATTTAATTCACAAACATATTCCCAGCCTGCATCATTTACAATCTTGCATTTTTCTATTCCATTTTTAAACCATTTTTCTGCTATAGTAAATGGACCGACATAGTTTACTTTTTTTAAATTTTTTACTTTGTACTTTTTCATGTTTTTTATTTATTAATTATTTTTAAAATTTTTTGTAACTTTTCATTTGTTTCAATAATTTGCATTTTTAGTTTTAAATTATTTTCTCTTACTCTTTCATTTTCAACTCTAAAAAATTCAAGTCTTTCATTGTTTTCTAAAGGTGTGTTAATACTGTTTTTTGGCATATTTGTTTTCATATTTATTGTTTTTAATTATTAAAAAAAGAAAGTGAAAAGGAATTGATAACATCACAAGTATAACAGCTAATTATTAAATGTATTTTATCTAACCTTTTCACAATCTATGTTATTTTCTTTTAAACTCTTCTGATTCATCTTCACCAAATACTCCTAATTCGTAAAAGCCGGTCAACTTTAGTACAACACGACTCATTGCTCTTTTCTCGGCCATCTCTAAGACATACCAGCTATTACAGTTGCCATCTTTAAATCCTCCTTTTAATGCTGATCCAAATGTTTCAATAGTAATACCCTCTTTTACACCTGTTGCTTTAACTGCTGCAAAGTCAGATTCACAATTTATACATTCATATGTAATTCTAATGTCCTCAAGAGCCTGTATTTTCTCGATTCCTGAGCGTGTGATGATTAAATAATGCTGATGCTTATAAACATCTTCTTTGGTTAAACTGTACTTGATGTACTTTTCTTTTAAAATTTCTGTTTTCATTTTACTTTTTTTAGTTTCGTTAAAAATATAAAATTATTTTGATTTTATATGTTTAATCAATTGCTCTTTTATATATTCTAATTGTTCTTTGTCTATCCAACTAATAAAATCGTATGCATCAAAACAGACTTGAAAGTCTTGCCCATATTCATCTGTTCCTGCTAAATACAATTCACCTTCACAACATTGAAAAGTATTTATATTTCTCATGTCTTTATGTATTAATTCTTGCTTTTTCATATTGTTGTTATTAATGCTTTGTTATTATTCATTTTGTCATATTTTTCTTTATAGACTTTTAACATCTCTTCATTTTCATAATCATAAACCTCATCTAAATTAAGTCCTGTTAATTCAATATAATCATCTAATGCTTTATCTATTTGCTCCCTAGTGCCAAATATTTTGATACTAGGCTCTACTCTTTCAAGGTCAGTAAACCAACCTTTAGGTGAGAGTTTTTTAATTGTTTTGTATACTCCATTATTATAGAAGTAGAAAGATTCGCATATTAACTCCATTTTGTGTTGTCTTTAAAGTTATAGTATTCAGTTTTAATCTTAACAAATAAATCAATTACTTGCTGATCTATTGATTTGTGTAATAAAAACTGCCTATGTTCTACTTCTATATTTTTAAGTAATAAAAACAGGCTGTCATTTACTTTGTTAAGCCATAATGGGTTCTCATTTAAGACATCTAAAATAGATATAACAGCTTCGTCTTTGTTTGTAGCTTCTTTCATTTTGTAGTTAGATAACATTTTTCTTTTTTTTAATTATTAATAGTACAAAAGTACAAAGAAATATTAATTATAAACACATTTGCTTACAAAGTTATTAACAATTTAAGTGTTAAGAAAGGTTTTACTAGATAAAGTTTTTATAAACTTAATAGTAAAATAAGTAAGATAATCAGGAAATAAAGGGTGTAAATCTGCCAGCTAAGGTCTTTATCCATTATAATGGCATTAACAGATTTAATGGGGTTTTACCGTTGTTTAGTATAACAGCGCAACCAACTGCTGGTCTTTTGCCGTATTTAGCGTAAGCCATAGCGTATGACTTATGGTTTATGCCACAGCCTACCTGAGATCCAAAGACTCTAAACTTCTTACCAACGTAGTGTTCTGTATAGCATTGCGTATGTAAATGACCTTGAACAGTGTTCATCATGTCAGCACGACATTTAGTCCTAGCAGTACCGCCTTCGCCATGAATGTACTGAACATTATCTTGTTCAAACCTTTCTACAAAATCCCAATTAGGAGTTCCTAATACTTCTTTGTAAGACTTAATCCACTTAGAAGGTATTGCAGAAGTCTGTGCTTTACGCATTATAATACGATCATGGTTGCCAACGATTACCCTAGTGCCAATATCATCAAAAGCATCATACCACTTAGATATTTTGCTTATAGCTAAATCAAGCTCTTCTAAGCCCCCCATACCATCAGCCGAGGTCTCATGGTAGCTGCTGTAATGATTATCGATTATATCGCCTATAAACACTGTTTGTGTGCAATTAAAGTCTTCGTATTGCTCTAAGCACCAATCTAAGTAGCCATCTAGGCAAAATGGTTCATGAAGGTCGCCGATAACTAGAACATTCCTAGTATCGGTTTCCCTCATTTTCTCTAATGCCACAATCTCATGTGGTTTTAGTCTGTATCTATTATCTTTTTGCTGCATCTGCGATTCCTTGTCCGAGTACAAGAGTTAAAGCAGCATAAAATATTTCTTGTGCAGTCTCAGGAGAAACGCCTAGAAATGTTACAATTCCGGGAACGACTATAGATCCTACTGCGTACCAGAATTTTTTTGAGCGTAAAATCGTTGTTATTATCCACGTTTTCATAATTATTTGTTTTTGATTATTAAATTAATATTTGTGCCTCCCAAATTTATTATTTCTTTAATAAGTAAATCCATTGCTAAGGTTGAATTGTGAACAATGTTCTGTTGACTACCTTGTCCAACAAGGATACACCCTCTAGTGTCTTTAGCTGTATTTCCTCTGTGAAATAATATATATGATCGGTCTTTGACTTCTTGTACTAATAAATGCAAATAGTTTCTTGTTGCACTTTCTCTTGGGTATCTTAATCTTACCTTATACTCGCCTGCTGGAATGCAAGATATACTTCTTTGATTATCTCTATATGGTAACTCTAAAGTGTCACAAAACCTTTCTCCATTAACAAATAACTCACCGATAGTTGATTCATCAGTAAAGGTATCACGAATGATTAAAAGGTTTATGTAATTAGGTTTAGAGATAGGTTGTTTTATAGATTTTGCACCCCTTAACATTTCCAACAAGTACCTGAAGCACTTTAGCATCATTCTCTTTGTTTTTTTTATACTTTGGGTTTGTACTATTTAGCTTAGTTCGTTTCATTTGCAACCCTTAAAACCACAATTACCACACCACTTTAAGCAATAAGTTTGCCCTGTTAATTTATATATAAGATTGCATATTAGTTTTTTCATTTCTTAAATTTTACGAATTTATAAATAGTGAAACTAATCGCTAATAAAAGCGATAATAAAGTTAGATATTCATTAACTTCTCCAACTAGGGAAACCCCTATTGCGGAGCCGTTAGCTATTCCTACTTGTATTGTGTCTCTTAGGTCTGTCATTGTTTTTTGTATTAGGCTTTTTTTCCAAGTAGGATTTAAGCTTTGTTATGTTTTTTGTTTTTGGTTTATAGTGTTTCTTCATTAATCTCCAGCAGTTAAAAAGTTTCTTAATGTTATTTCTGTTCCCTGTCTATTAGGTCTTTCTAGGTTCATGCCATTATAAAATGCATTTTGATCTGGCGAAACGTCTGAACCAGAATTTGTATTATACTCAGGAAAGCTAGATAAGTTGTTTGTCACATAATCAATCATTCGCTCTGTATAGTATTCAGATGTATTTCTTATCTCTTCCCTTAGGTGTTGTGCCTCTTCAGTAGAAAGTGAATTTCCTGTCTCTGATGTTTTAGAATAAATGTTTCCGTTTTCTATCTTAAAACGCAAGAACGGAACAGCATGATAAAACGCCCAGTTTGGAAGCATGTCGCCAATATAGTCTTCTAATAAAGTCTTGTAAGCTGCATTAGCAACATCACCAATTGTTCCTGCTGTAATTAAATCTTTTAATTTTTGTGTTAAATCCGTTCCTAATTTAGGTTCAACATATAGTTTTTGTGCTTGCCTTACATACGGTAATAATAATTCCGTATCGACATTTAGGTTTATTGCAGTCGATTCAGCGAGCTTCTGTTGTGAGATAAAGAGTACGTATGACATAGTTAATTATAATATCCGTTATTTTCCATTCGTTGTGGTGCTATTGCTACAAGCTTATCATTTCTTTTAGCTGTAAATCCTTCTGACCTTGCTTTTGTATAGCCTATAAGTTGACTGTCTTCAATTGGTTGCTTTGCATTTCTCAATGATGTTTTGAAAATCTTTCTGAGGAAAAAATGTCGACACTGTGGTCCGCCCTTGTAAAGAAAAATATTGTACGCTTCACCATCATGACCAAAGCCTTTGTTAAGTATTTGACTGTCTGCATTTACTAAATCTTCTTTAGTGTATAGCTTGTTTGCATCGACCATATCTTTGCAAAAGTCCCTACTAGTTCCTGACTTGTTAACTAAGAAGTTATCAGTAGCATATACATATCTTACTTTGTAATAAAAACTCCTTGACCTATTAGCACCATCCTGTGAGCTTCTTTTATTGGGTGTTGCGGTTACAGCTTCTGCCAATTCAATCTTTTCTTCTGCTAATTTGTTAAGCTCATCTTCAAAGTCAAAGTCTGTATGCTCTCCATCAACAATTTCTTCATCTACCAACTCCCAATCACTTGGCATATCTTCACCAAACTTTTCTATCCATTTAGAAAGACCTGTTGCCTCTGAATGCCCCTCGCAAGCCATATAAGCCGTTCTACCTTCATATTTGTGTTCGTGATACCCACTACACCCTAAAGTCTTTGCATGCGCCTCAGCCTCTTCTATGGTGCTGAAAACAGGCTTTCCATCAATCATTCCAACTTTACTTAATTCTAATGATTCATCAACTGCTTCCTCATCTCCTAAAGGCTCAAGACCTAGTTCTTCCCTTATCTCATCTTGTGTCATAACCTCCCTTATAGTCTTTGAGTCAAATTGTACTGTTATAGGTTTAAGCTGTACAAAATTAACAGGCATATCCATATTATTAATCTGAAATATTTTTCTAAGCTGTTTTACTATATGGTCTTGGAATGGTTTTATTACCGTATTGAGATAGAAGTTTGCTGCGTTTATAATTTCGTCTGTATTGCTTGAAAAACCATTTGCGGTATCAATACCCATAAGAGTTTTAGACGTTACACGATGTCCAGAAAGTATGTTAGAAGTGAGTAGCTCTTGCAATGCTAGATATTGTTTATCGAGATCACTTGTACTAATTGGTGTAACTTCTGGTGTTCTTGTTTTATCGTCACTAAACGTTAGCACAAATTTGCCCGCGTTTTTCTGTCCTACGAATTTCTCAGTAAGACTTCTTTCAATTTGCATTCTTTCCTCTTGTGTCGGTATACCATTAGCAAAGGAAATCATAAAACTGCCAGAAAATCCTGAGCTTATTGCGTTGAGATGATACTCAGAGACACGACTATCGATGAGCGCCCAATTATTGCAAGAGACGTAATCCGGGGTATAATACGAGTTCATATTAGGACTATAAAGACCTGAATACATTATTTGATTCGGTGATGTTCTGTCATTAGGATTAAAAGCTGGCACATAATAAGGTTTGTGCTGCCTAGTGTTTGACCAATCACCACTTATATAGTAACCTGTTGTCCTTCCCATTTCATCTGGCCTTGCACACCGTAGCTTAGAAACGTCTAAATGATAGACCTCAGCGATTTGTGTACGATCCCTTGACCAAATGACGTTAAGGGCGAAGCCACCTTGTAGCTTAAAGTCAAATGCTAGTTTTTTTATAACTTCATGTAGACTTTCATTGTTATTAGCCCTGTTCATAAAATTTTGTAGTTTAACAGTAGCTTCTAAGTCTCTGTCTTCCTCATCTTCTATTATTAAATCTTCACCTGCAATCATCTCAGCTGTTGAATTAATTATCGCAGCTGATATAGAACTAGAATAATATAAATCAACTAAAAACTGTGGGTATAAGTTCGCCCACTCCCCATTTGCATCGCCGTAAGAAATCCAGTCTTTACCTCTAGTTTCTTGTATAACTGGTGAAGTGCTTGTTTCTAAGTTGATATTTATGATATTGTCTTTCATGTTTTTTATTTTATAAACTTGCTAACCTCGCAATTACATTAGTTGTTAAAGCTTCACTTGTTGAGCTGTAAAACTGGAATTCTTCAGCGGTTCCTGTGAAGTCATTTAAGCCTGCGGTTCTATTTCCTATAATATTAATTTTTACAGTACCAGCCCCTGTATTTGTATCTGTTAATTTAGTCCCATTTACATGAATTTCAATAAGATTAGAAGAGTTTCTAGTGACAACAATATTATCATTCCCCCAAACACCACTATCCAATTCAAAATTCTTTGAAGCGTTATCAATTTTTATTGTTATTTTAATTGTATTTTGATATTTTAAAAAATCAATGTCAGTAGAACTTGTACCAGTATTACCCAAAAGAGCGCCTAAGCCAGTTGGGTTAGCTCTATAGCCAATTGTAAAGTCACCTGTTAAATTTATGTCTGAACTAATTGTAAGAAAATCATCATTTGCTCCTGTAAAAGTCAAGCGACCTCCTGAGTAAGCTGGTCGATTTCCTTCTGTTGTTGTTATATTATTGCTATTTGAAGAACTATCAGCCCATGCAGTAATGTCACCACCATCTTCAGTAACTCCTACGTCTTTTTGATACCATGCCTCTAGACTTGCTTCACTAGTAGGTGACCACGCACTACTAGATGGATAGTTAGATGAATTTAAACTTAAACCTAATTTTAATGCTAACATATTATTCTTTATAGCCTACACCTATTCCGCTCGTCAGAGTAATAGCTGTAACGTTCATAAATAGTGTTGTACCCGCTGGAAGAGTTGTTTGTAATGCAGTTACACCAGTTACACTAGCGGCTGTTATTGAGGATACCACGCTTTCTACTGGAAAGTAAACACAGTAAAAGTCTTTGCCTGTTTGTGCTACTGTTGTAAAAACTTCTGTTCCTGCATTTTTTCCTAGTTGCTCAGTTAGTAATTGTTGTACGTTTTCTATTGCCATTTTTTTTTATTTTATTGTCCGTAATATATATAATTTGTTTCTTTTATACTTGCTGTAATACTTGCGTCTAAAGTAGCACCCCCGCCTGATACTGTCACTGTAGGATTCTTAGTGTATCCACTACCAGCATTTGTTATTGTTACTGCATTCACCACACCCCCTGCTACTGTTGCTGTTGCTGTTGCCTGAGTTATATTGTCACCTGTTATTGTTAAGGTTGGTGCTGATGTATAACCTGCACCCCCATATTTTATACTTAATGTTTGTACACTGTTTGCACTTTGTATATAAGATACCTCTTCTGTTCCTGACTTTTCATCTATATACATTTTGCCTTTTGTCACAAGACCTTGTACTATTCCTCTTGTATCTGCAGCTGGTGTAAGCACTGCCAATTCTGTTTCAGGTGCTCTTCCTGATACTAATGAAGGCGAAGCAACCCAGCTAACCTCATAAACTTCATATTTATAATAACCAGCTGGTGACAGGTTTATTTGCCCTAAAAACATGTTAGGGCTTGCATTGTAATCAAACAAAAAGTATGTATACCTGTCATATATAGTTTCAGTCTTTGCATAAGCATACTTTACACTACCATCCATGTCATTAGTAAACTTAAATAAATGCTTTATATTAGAAGATGCAACAGAAGTATTAATTCTATTATCCTCAGTTTGCAAGTATGCTGTAATGCTGCTTTCTGTAAATCCTTGTATCATATAGTATATAATAGAAAAAGCCTGTTTTTGTTTGCCTTATAAATAGAAAAGAGTGACATTTAAGCCACTCTTCCCTAGAAATATATAAAGACTGCTAAGATTAAGATTTAATAATGAAAGGTGATGCTTCATTAACAAAACCACTTTGATCAAATGGTGCTGTTGTAAAATCTTCTAAGAAAGCAAAAGGTAAAGGCTCCATGCCATCGAATGTCAACGTGTATCCGTTACGATCTCCGAAAGCAGCGCCGCTATCCATAGTTCCTGCATTTAGTTCCAATCCATTAGTCATTCCTAATGCAATAAACACATCGTGTCCATTTGCTAATTGTTGATTCAATTGAGCAAAAATTCTTACTTTAGTTGCTGCTAAAAGCTTAATTTCGTTTTGGTCTTCTTTAGAAAGTTTGTTTAGCATAATATTTACTGTCGGTGTGTAGTGAATCGTTCCGTTCTCACGACTACCAACAATTGTATCAGTCACAGATGCTACACCTAAAGGCATAACATATTCAAATATAGTTGTAGAGTTAAAGTCAATTGCATCAATTTCTAATTTGTGAGTTGCATCATAAGTAAATGAAACATTTTCATCAAATACAGAAAAGAATATTTTCTTTACGCCCCCCGATATCCTATTACAGTCTAAACCTCGACCTTTAGTTAGTGTTCCGCATGCCATGTTTTTTTTATGTTTTAAAGGTTAAAGATGCAGAGGTTTTTACACCCCTGCTTCTATTAATTAGTTATTTACGATACAAGAACAACGTCTGCTCCAATACCTACTTGTGTGCCTCCTGAGTACCTTGCTACCACACGCATGTTGTCGCTGCCATCGAGGTTAGACATGTCTAACATTTGGATTCTCGTTTGATCGCTTAAAAGATCGGTCCCGAAAAATAAATTTGATCTTTCTGCTGCTACCAACACATCATTATTCATTCCGTTGCAAACAGCTATTTTTATTCCTTCAAATACTGCATCATAATCTCCATTCATAGAGTATGCATTAACATATCCTAAAGTTGAGATTGCTGAAATGTAAACCCTGTAAGATTTTGGAGACATGTATATATACAAGTCTTCTTTAGTATAAACTGTAGTTGGTATTGCTGCTGTACATGCTTGTAAGTTAGCGATAATGTTAGCTGCAGTATATTCAACACCTGCACCCCCTGCATTTACTACATCAACAACTGTTCCATCAGTTACTAATCTTCCAACAGCTCCTTGTACAAATCCAGTGAATTCACCTGCTGTTGCATCATTACCACTCCATAAAGAAACTTCAGTTGCATTAGCAATAATCTCACCTAAGTAAGAAATTACATAATCATCAAAAGATGCTGGAGGTGGTGCTCCTGCTCCTGCTCTCATTTGTGCCGCTTCCCATGAATCTAAAAGTGTAGACTTGCATAAATCTGTATTCACTTGTAGGTTCTTAGGCGTAAGAACAGCTTCGGTCATTGTTAATGTACCTGCCTCATTAAAATCGCACGTTGCGTCCTTCACCATATTGGCAGCCGCCATTTTCTGGATGTTGCTTTTATATTTAATATTTTCTATCATTGTCAAGAACTCCATTGATGAAGCTTGACGTAATGCAGCGGAGATGTAAAATCCAGCCGCTTTTCCTGCGTAGTTACTTGTCGTTGCTAAAGCCATTTTTTAATTGTTTTTAATGTTAATGTTTTATTTGTATAATTCGTAGAAATACTTTTCTTGTTTAGTTAATTTAGACAATTGTTTTTTAGATAAAGAAACTTTATTGTCTGAGCTAAATTTATTTGTGTTAATTGGTGCATCAGCTGGTGATTCTGCTAATTCAATTTTAAGTTTTTCATTTTCAGATTTTAGTTTTTCTATTTCATCTTCTACTGAAAATTCAACTACTTCTGTAGTTTTGATAGTCTTAGGATTTGTAGAAGGCTCTGTTTTTTCTTCTGACATTTCTTCAACATCATCATCACCACCTACTTTGTCTCTTTTCAGATCAGCAATTGCATCTTCAAGATTCTTGATACGTTTTTCCATACCTTTCCAATCTGCTACGTCTGCTTCATCTTCATAGTCATCTTTGTCTTCATCTTCATCTTTTTTAGCTAATTCAGTATCATCTGACATTTTTTCTTCAGTTTCAACCTCTTCAGATTCTGACTCCATCACTTCCGAAACCACGCCCTCCTCTTCCACACGAAAGCTTATGCCATCTTCGGTTTTGTATGTTCCGACAGGTAAAAGTATCGTTGTGCCGTCTTCTGTAAGCACTGAAATGTCCACGCCAGATTCTAACTCCTCGGCAGTAGATACATAAATGGTACCGTCCTCACCTTTTGCCTGCCAAGCAAGCTTGATTTCTTCCTCAGCTTTGTTTAAGCCAAGTGCTACTAAAATTTGTTCTTTAATGTCCATAGGTTCTTTTTTAATATAATAGAATAGTTAATACTTTGTTTGATTTTCGTTTATTATTTTATTTAAAGCTGATAATATCTCTTCATTAGTAGGTGTTTTCTCTGACATCTTTTCCATGCGATCGGTGAAGTAGCCTTCGATGCTCAAACCACGTAATGATCCATCTTTTACCTTACTCCAAAGCTCATCGTTGTTTATCTTCATAGAAACCATCCAAGTTCCTTTCGGTAGGTCATAGCCGAAAAGTCTTGACTTATCCATTTTAGGGTCTTCTATAATCCAGCTTTCAGTAGTTAAAACACCTGATACTCTATCTTGATGTTCATACGTTGCTTTGTGATGGTTGTTATGTTTTAAATATAACTCAGAAGATTTTCTTACGGTCTCAGGACTAAAATAGACGTAATACTCAGAGTCTGTATTTGGGTTGTATCTAAATATTTGTTTATTAGGAATTAAAGCAGGAGATACAAGCATTCTCTTTTCTTCGTCAACCTTTGCAAATGTTAAATTATTCTTTTCTTTTCCAAAAAAAACAAAGTCTTGTTCGATAGCAGGTGCAGAAACTAAGCTTATAGCATCAATTGCTAGCTCTTCACTAGACTCATCAATTACAAGTTCAACTATTGAAGTAGTCTTTTCGTAATAGTCTTTATTGTCAGATTCACAGGCTTCTTTAGTGTCATATTTACACTCTCCTGTTTCTCCAAATTTGTACTTACCGTCTTCACATTTTTTACAAGGCATAATATATAATAGATTTAATTAATATTTGTTTGATATTTAAATTGTTGCTCTTCTTCTAATATTTGCAAGCTGGTTTTGCGATGACGTCATTTCATCTGTTACAACGAAGGCTTTTACTGGTTCTGGTTCTTCTACTCCTGATAAATCAAAAGCTCCTGACATCATTTGTGGGGCTGGGGGTGTTGGAGCAGTTCCTCCACCTCCACCTCCTCCACCTCCTCCACCATCGCCTGTTGATGCAATAGCGTTAACATTAGCAATACCTGCTGCAATTGCTGCACCAGCAGCTACTGCCCCAAGTCCTGGTCCTACGACAGGTATTCCAGCCATTGCCTTATAAGCAGCATTTGCAGAGGCAAAAGTGTCAATTGTGGCTTGTGTTATTGCAAAAGCCTTTCCTGCTGCTGTTTCTTCACCCATTATTTTAGCCATGTCACCAGCTGTATCTGAGGCAATACCAAGCTGCTGTTCTTGTGTCATTTCTGAAAATTTGACTTGTTGTTTATCAAACTTTTTACCTAAGTCACCTCTTTTCCTGTCAAACTTCTTTCTTATTTCTTCTTTAACAAGTTCTGAATTTTCCATTAACTCTGCACTAGCCAATTCTTTTTCTTCTTGTATTCTTAGCTCTTCCATAGCTCTTGTCTTCAAGTCTTCTATTAAAGCTAATGTGTTTTCTTGTTGTAAAGCTAGTAAAACTTCACCCTCTCTTTTTCTTTTTTCTTCAAGTGCTAAATCATCAGCTTCACCTTGCAATCTTATTTCTTCTTTTTGTGCTTTTTCTTCATTTACTGCTGTTGTTATTTGTGTTTGTAATAACCTTTGGCTTCTTAGTTTTTTAGTATCTAATTGAATTAATTCAGCCTGCATTTGTGCTAGCTTGTCTTTGTCTTCAATAGTGTTTTTACCCTGAGCCATTTCTTGCTTTTGGGCTTCTATTAAAATTCTTTTAGCTCTAATTTCTTTGTTTGTAATATCCTCTTCTATTGCCTGCGCTCTTCTAAGCAGTTCAATTCTTTCTGTTGCACTTTTGTTTTCTCTATCTTCAGCTTGTAACCTAATATCATTTATTTCTCTATCTGCTTTAGCCCTATCTACTTGCAGCTGCCTTTGTATATGGTGTGCTTTCTGCCTAGCTTTAGTAACAGCAATCATTGCATCAACCTCTTTTGAAGTTTCATCTACCATTGTTTTGACTGCGGCTGTTGTTTTTGCTACAACTGCTATTGTAGAACCTAAAGGGTCTTTAAAAAATTTAAAAAGCCCATCTTTAAAAGATTTAAGGGCTTTCATTGGGCTTGTAAATGCTTCAATAATAGATTCGCCAAAGTCAGCAAACATATCCATCAATTGGTTGGTTACCGCACCAATACCAGCCATTATTCTTTGAAATTTTTCTTGACCTTTTTCTGACCTTTTAAAAGCTGCCATTAATGCAGATACACCAATAATTAAAGCACCAATACCTGTTGACATTATACCTGCCTTAATAGTGCCAAACATTGCCCTTGCAGTAGGTATTATTTGCCTAAAACCTTTTTTTATACCATTAAGAGAAAGACCCATAAACTGAAAGTTTGCAATACTTTCTTTTGTTTCTTTATTGTTTTCTTTTTCAGCTTTAGTTAATTCTTTTTGTTGGTCTGTTAAACCTTTGACATGGTGAGTCTGTTGCTTTGTTTCAAGACTAATTTCCTCTAATTTTTTATCAATACCTGTAAGGCTTTTTTCATAATCATTCATACCAGCCCTAGCCTTTTTCAATTCTAGCTCTTGACCTTTTAATTCATGAAGTATTTGTTTTTGAAGTTTTAAATCTTCATTAACCTCATCTAGAGTCATTACATACTCTTTTACGTCTTTTGTAGCACTCTTAGTGTTACCCTTAATTTCTACTTCTATTGTTTCTTTTGCCATATCTTTTTACTTTTATACTTTCATTTCATAAAGGTTAAGAGTACAACTCCATGTAATATTCATGTTAGCTGCACCTGTTACTTGAAAAATCATATCATCTGTACTAAATGCAATAGCAGCTGTCCAACCTGTTACAGTTCCAAAACTTCCTAAAGTTGACACCGATTGATTGTCTGCTTTTAAGTAAGCTATGCCAGTTGCTCGTAATAATATCCTATCATTAACACTTCCTGCTGCTGAACCGCCTGTTCTTACTCCTATTACATTAGCTTCAAAACCTGTAAAAGATGTACTTGCTGTTTCTGTATCTCTAGCAATTATTGTGACACCATTTAAACCATTTACTTTTAATGTTGTTGGTGCAGCAACGGCATCATCAATAGAATTTCCTGACAAGTGTATAGTAGAGCTTTGACTTTTGCCACAAGAATCACCACCTCCACCAAAAACAACCTCTCCTGGTCTTTGAGCTTTACCATAAGATGATAATACTGCTGCATTGTTTACACTATTATTTATTTGATTAAAACTACCAACAATAATGTTATTTCTTGCTAACCCTTTAACAGTATTTTTATCTCCCATTATATAAGTGTTACTAGTTCCCATTTCTGTTGAGTTTTGTGCTCCTTTTATTATATTAGTTGAGTTATTAGAAGAGCTTATGATTTTAGGATTATATGTAAAAGCAGAACAAGTGCCTGTTGCCGTATCATATTTATATCCATAAGCTTGACATTGTTGTTGATTAGGAGTAATTACATTAGTACCATCAGTAAATTGAACAACACCAAATGAATCAATTGAGGCTGGTTTTACATTGTATCCTGGAATAAAAGTTAATGACATTTTTTAATTTTTATGGTATTAATATAAATTCAACAGTTGATAAATCACCAGGCTTATAATCTATTTTATTGACCCTAAACACTCGGTTTTTAATAAATACCCGATCAAACATATTAAATGTGTTTATATCAGCAGAATTTAGTTTAACTTTAATGATCATTGTTCTAGTATCTGCATTATAAAGCTCACCAAAGTAAGGCTGCCAATAAGTAGAAAATAAGTTGTTTGTAGGTGATTCTCCTAATCCAATTAATCGACAAGGACCAAAGTTAAAGTCTCTTGTATCTCCTGCACTAGGTGGGTTTGAAACTATTGTTTGAATGTCAGTTACATGACTAAACTGTAAAAATGCATCATACCACTGAAATCCTTCGCCATTTTGGGGTGGTACATAATATTTTAATGGCAATATTTGTTTTGTTCCATTATCGTACATTATTCTAGGTAAGTTTTCAAAACCTTCTGAAGCGCCTTCATCATCTAATGCATATACTTGTGGAACTATAAGTTCGGAATATTGCTCCATCATAGGCTTACAAACTGTTGCAGCAAATGGTTCAGCTGATATTTCCTCTGTTTCCCCTCCTAATATAGTAAAACCTGAAGCATCAAATAATCGACTTCCATATAAAAACCCTGAAGTAGATTTTTTATAATTCATAAAAGGATAATCATCTTCATCTTCTTGAAATTTAAATAAAGTCTTTTGGTTTAATTCTGTAAGTGGAGTCAATTTAATTTCAGAAACATCTACTTTATCAGTCCAATCATGCTCAACAATATCAGTATTTTCTATAAATATTTCTCCATAAGGTTCAATTGTTATATTATTAGGATTACTTTTATCAGGCACTGTTATTAGATTAAACATATTTATAATGCCTTTTAAAAACCCCCATTGCTCTGTATCGCCTCTAAGAGCTTTTAGTTTTATGTCTGCTACTGTAGCAATATAATTAAAAGTAGCTTGTATTTGACTATTATTAGTTTGTAAAAATTTTTGATTAGCATCTCCTAAAGTTCCAAGCCCTTGAATCATGTCCCCTAAGTCTCTTTGTCTTACACGATTGTTATGTCCTGCTTTCCACTGAAAAGCTAAAGTATCTCCTGCTTCTAGTGATATGTTATTTGCTATATTATTGAAATAATTATTAGGATTTACACCATTAAATTCCATTTCATAAGTAACACCAAAATTTGTGTATCCTAATCCATCATCATCAATTGCACATCCTGTCAAATCATTTCCTGTTATAGTTGGATTAAAAGTTGCCTGAGTTGGTGAAGTTGTACCAATAGCATCAGGAGTAACTACAGCAGTTGGTGGTGATGTATAGAATCCAGGTTCCCATATTTTAACAGCCTGAATATCTGTAGAACTAATCGCACTAAAGTTGTTTACACCTTGTTTTCGAACTCTTACATTAGCAACCGCTGCCCCAGATACATTAAAAACTCCAGAGTAGTTAAAAATTTCTTCTGTTGCTGTAACACCTTCATTTTTAATCCATCTAAATTCTATTGTAGTATCTCTTTTAACTGCATAATGAATATCAGCTTCAAAATCTGCATTTAAATTATCAAAACCAGCAGGAATTACAAATTTGAAATTTGTATCATCCCAACCTGCAACAACTGGAAAGCTGTCATTGTAAACTTTAAAATTAGTCCAATTAGTTGTCGCATAATTAGTCGGATTACCACCACTAGGACCTAAAAAGCTGCCATGATTTGTTAGATATGTTGCAAGACCGCTTTCATTTCCTGAAGTAGGAGCATCATCATTGCCCCAATTAAAATCCATATACAATTTTTTAAAATCTTGAGTATTAAAAAAGTTACTTGTATAATTAAAAGGTGAATCATTAAAAATTCTATCAATTAAATATTTAATATTTATAAAAGGTCTAAATGCTGTTTGTAAGTTGTCTAATTGTGGAAATCCATTAAGAACTGATGATGGGTCATTATAAGGAAGAAATTGATGATTCCAATCAACAAAAGGATATTTTACTGTTTGGGCATTTCTAAAGCCACCATTTGCAAAATTAAGAGCATGGGCATAAGTAACACCAGCAGCAGTCCAACTAGCTTTTATTTGTGACCACACATAAGAATGTTCTAATTCATCAAAATTAATATCATTAAATGTTTTTTCTGCTAATATATCTGCTAGTGCGACTGCTTCTGAATAAAGATTAACATTATAGCTTATTTCACCATCCTTATCTACAACATCTATTAGCCTTAAATAACCCTCAAACAAAACAAAACCATCTTCTCGCAATCTACATTTAGTTTTTATATAAGGATTAAAAGCTAATGTTCCTTGAGCTGTTCTTGTAATCTCAAAAATATTATCAAATATTTTACTATTTCTTTTAGTTGATGGTAATTTAAATGCTTTAGAATAAGATTGTACTTTTTCAGCTACATTTTTAAAATCATCGACACTTAATGTTAAAGGTATATTTTCTTCTTCATAAAGATCAGCAATTACAACTCCATTTCCACCTACAATTTCCTCTTGATCTGTGCCTGCTTCTATACAAGATATTGACTCTACTAATATTTGTTGTGTCAAAGTTGCACTGTATAAAAACCAAATAACATCATTTGGACCTACTGCTGTAAATGTAAACTCTAGAGTTGTGCCTGCTAGATATGCTGGATCATTAAAAGTTTGAGTAGTTGATGGTTGATTAGGATTATATTCTGGATAACCATTAGGATAGCTTATGTTGTTTGTTGTCTGTGTGCTGTTGTCATAACCAATGTGCGTAAAAGTAATATTGCCTGTTGGTGGCGTTGTACTTGTAACTTGAAACAATTTTAATCTTGCCACATAATTCTTGCCTGGTGTTAATCCAAATCCAAATTTAAAACCTACACCCATTGGTGATGGAAAGTTTTGAACCGTAGCAGATCCCATTTCTAAGGTAGTTGTAAACTGGCTATCAAAACTCGGTCCTATGCCACTTCCTCCTGTCGTTGCATCTATTCTATATCTTTTCCATGTTCCAGGTATCCACTCTTCTGAAGTAGTGCCACCAAGGTTACAGCAATAAAGTGCACTATTTGCCTGGTTAATAGAACTATTTGAATTTAAAAAAGGAGTAGTGTCAGAAAACAAACCAACCCACCAATTTGTAAAAAGAGAGCCAAAGGGATTGTCATTTACAGGTAATTGATCACCAAATGTTTGACTATTAGTTAATAATTCAAGTGGCGGTGGCGTGTAGTCACTTGAAAACCCTAAATGTTCTTGTGGAAATATTTCTAATTGTATACTCATTAGACTGATTGTGTTCTTAGTGTTTCACTTTTTTCAACTTCAAATGTATATTGTAAAAGCTTATCATTTGCAACAGTTTTTTTGGTAAAGCTAGTCGATTTTAATCTTACTGGGGTAACATGTTCATTTAAAACTGAAGTTGTTTGTGATGCGGTATTATATCCTTTTAAAATGTAAATTTCAGGACTGTTTGTAAGCTCTTCAAACATAACATTATCATTTTCACTTACAAAGTCAGTATTCATAATTATTGTCTCAGTTGCATTTATTCTAAATGATTTTTTTCCTCCTTTAAAAGCATTAGGAACATAGAATTTTTCATTCCAACTTCCTGCTAACTGGTTGTAGGTAGTTCCTTTTGTTGTTGTTTTTCTTATTGACTTTTGAATGAAAGTATAATAATCCCAAGCACCCCACTGATTTAACCAACATAGTCTAATGCTTTCAAATCCTTTTTGATTAGGACAATTTAAATATATTGTATATTCTTGTATAGTTAATTGATTGCTAGAATTTAAACCATCAACAATATAATAGCCACCATCTAAATCTCCTGCTTCATAAGAAGTTTTAAAGTTGCTATCCCAATTTCTTAAATTACCAGGAAAAACACCAATATATCCAATTAATTTATTTGTCTCTTCACTAAAATTATCAAATTTATAACTCCCAGTGTACCCAACTGCTGTCTCATTGTCTCTAATTATATTGTCAGTAGATTGTAAAACCCCAGCACTATTAAAAGATCTAAATCTGATTTTTCTTACAGCTTCTGAAAAAACACTTTCAGTTGTTGTAAAACCAAAAGTACCATAATCATCGCCATTTGCATATTGTGTATATGGTGCATTAGTTAAAAATATTGATGGGGCAGATGATTTAGGAAACAAGAAGTTAGGATCAAAACCAAAATCAGTGTTTGGCTGTGCTGTTGTAAAAGTAACCCCTCTGACTAAAGAATCTGTTCGTTTTAAGTAACCATTAAAAATTCTTTTTAATCCAGTAACAACTGCAGTTCCATTAATCTCTTCTATGGTATTTGTAGCAGTGTCTAAATATTCAACACTAAATCTAATCACTAAATATCTTACAATATTTCTATTTTTAGAATATTTATCTATTACATGTAAAGGATAAGACAAATCATCATCTGTTGATTGAGTTTTAAATTGACTTCCAATTGCAGCTAAATTATCAGCACTAACATAATTTTCAACAATTGCACTAAAGTCCATCATTCCAACACCAGCATTATTAGGTGCTATTTTAAAAGTTCCAATTAAATCATTATTATTAGCAATAACAGGAGGTGTATCGTTGCTTATATATACTTTTGCAATATATTTTACATTGCTTTCATTAATTACTGCATCTTCATTTAAAACAGAAAATATTATCTCTTGTCCGACTGGCAAAGTGCTGTATAAAGGTTTCTGTATTATTTCTGTATTTGTAACTGCCATTTTATTTTTGTTTAGTAAATGTTGTTATATAAGTTTGAATATCTAAAGCAATATTTTTTAATAAATCATCTTTTAATGTAGTGTATGCAGCACCTAATGGCTTTTGAAAAAAACTAATGCTTTTGATTCCTTCCCTTTTTATTTTTTTACTTATTAAATAAGCAAAGCCAGATATGAATTGACCAGTATCTTTAGATCTCCCCCTACCTAAACCTTTAGGCTCTATGCCTTTCTTTTTTATCCATTTAGATATTATGTCAATTGGCGGTCCTTTTGTTGTATAACTATAAGGACTTGATTCATTTACTTGTTTATAGTTTGTAAAACTTCTTTTTGTTTTGTTCCCTGAAACACCTTTGTCTAAAAAAGTACCATAGTCTAACATGTAAAACTTGACACTAAAACCACTATCTGTAACTTCAACTGTAGACCTTATTGATTCACCTAAAGCTGTGTTCCCTTTAGCCCTTTGCAAACTTGCCTTAGCATCATTTACAACCTGACCAGCAAAGCTGTCTAAGTACCTTTTTATGTTGGTTGTTTTCATTTAAACAACACCTACAAATATTTCAACGTTTGCATTGTCAGTTGCACCCCTTGGCTTCACTTGTATGCTTGTAATATCTTTTAATGTAGGAAATGCAGGGGTTGTTGAATCATCTTCTGCAAATACTGCTGTATCTGCTTGACATAATATATGAGACGCTCCTGCTGTTAACACAACAGTATAAACACCAGTTTCTTCAACAACAGCTAAATCACAAACTGCTGTTGCACTTGTATTTGTTACTCTAATATACTTAGTGTTTTCTAAATCTAAATTCATATTACCAGCACTTCCTGCAACGCTACTATTAAAAGACGCTATTGTAGTAATATTTGAATGAGGACAAGTTACAGTTCTTTCAAAAGTGTCTGTTATATCTGTTACTGTTAATGTGTTTGTTGATCCCCTTAATGCACCATTTATAGTTACACTCTCAGAAATCGTTGCTACTAAATTTGCCATAATTTTTATTTTTTATCTATTTGTTTTAATTTATTAATTGCCCAATTTACACCACTAGAACCGCCCCATGCATCCCACATAAGACCGCCACACCCTTCTGAATATGGAACATCTTTATGTTGTTGATGTCTTTTAAATGATGCCATACGTGCTATTGTATCTCTGCTTATATTTTCTCTGTTTGCTAGCTGAGAGCTTCTAGTCCAACCTACCCTAGTTCCACAATCACTACCGTTTTCTTCTTTCCATTTTCTTGCTCTTTTTGCATTGTTTGTTGCTGCTTGTGGATAGTCATTGTAAGTTTCTAGCCTTATGCTTATTGCTTCTAGTTTTTCTAGTAAGTCGTCGTAACTCATAGTTTTATTTTTATTGTTGGTGGTATTATCTTAATTTCTACTTTACCAATCTTTATCGTATTTAATTTTTTTAAGAACTCTATCATTAGTATCCTGCTCCTTTAGTGTTAACTGGTATGTCGCATGTACTAAAGTCATTTATTACCTTAATACCTATTGTAAATGTCCAGCCACAAAGTAAATTGTCGAACCTTTCTTGAAATGGCTCAATAGTAAACTGGTCCTCTGTAAAATAAAGAGGCTCATTAATATCATCAACACCTAATAATGATTGCCTTGAGCTATGCCTAAGCATTCCTATAAAGTCAGTACAAATATCTAGCGTTTGATTCCAAACTTGCTGTTCATTATTCTTAGTGTCTACCAGCTTAGTTAGTTCCTTATTTTGTTGTACCTGCCAATTATCTTTTTCACTTACTAAGTCGCATATAAATAATTGAAAGTTATATATTAATTCTGAATCGCCAGTTGCAACATTAGTTGGGTTTATATGTAGCAAAGGCATTTTAGTCTGATTCATGTCAATGTCAAATATATCACCAACAGAAACTGTAGATATTTGTTCATGATACTCACCTAAACGACACAAAGTGTTTATTACGTTATTATATGTTTTATTGCTTACTGGCATACTTTACTTTATTTTGTGATTCTAAATCTGTTTCATAACTTAACCATGTTAGTGCTTCTAAAAGATTGAGCTTCGTAATTGCATCTAGTTTTGAAATATCTGCATTTGTCAATCTATACATTACACCAAACCATGACCACTTTTCAGCGAATGAATCTGATGCTATTGCTTTATCATTCCCGTCTGCTTGCGAATCAAAAACGATTGCAAAATCATTAATAATACCTGTGCGAAATGATAAAAAAAAACCAGTGCACTTTGCACTTGCTCTATTGCCATGTTTTTCATTTGCTCTGCCCTTATACTTATATTGCCATCATAGGCTTCTATAGTATAAACCCCACTACTTGTTTCTTCTACAATCGGTCTATAAAGAACCGACATCAACTCAGGTAAATTCTTTTGAATGTCATTCTTTATAAAGTTCTCAATATCTGCATATTCGCCTAACGTAATACTATCTAAGTCAGGATGAAACCCATATCGTTTACCTTCTATTTCAATCACTCTTTTTAAAGAACTATCCTCATTCTTTTGTAGGTCAGCAACCTTTCCCATTATATATGCCACATCTTTTAATTCCAATTGATCAATGACATTTTTTGGAATATCAGAAAGGGTTGATATTGTTTCTCTCGCTTCTTTTGTTTTTGATCCTGTCTTTAAACTTACCAGTTTTAACCACTTTTCTAA